CATAACACAGTATATCGCCGTTCCACATAGAACAATCAAAATACTATACAACCAAAGCTATTGACTGAAAACTGAATATGTGATATACTGAAACTTATAAACGGGGGGTGATAAAAATGCCAAAACCAGTTTTTTACAATGGTGACCGCTTGCTGTCCAGCGTCGACATTAACGGCAAGCGACCAGAAATCTACATTGTCGAGAGTAACCGTACCGCAGGTAAGACTACATTCTTTGCGCATTATCTGATTAACAGATTTTTACAAAAAGGTGAGAAATTTGTGTGTCTTGTCCGCTGGCAGAACGAACTCCCTGACTACACAAACGCCTTTTTTAAGACTGTGCATAACTTATACTTTGACAAGTACGACATGACACAAAAAATCGTCGAGAAAAAATATGCTGACATTTACCTCAATGACATTGCTTGCGGATATGTCGTTCCGATAAACTCCTGTGAGTATATCAAAAAACGCTCACAGCTTTTTTGCGATGCCACTTCAATGTTTTTTGACGAGATCCAGACTGAGACAAATGTATATGTGCCTGACGAGCTTAAAAAGCTTAACAGCATCCACACTTCAATTGCCCGTGCTGAACACAAGATGGTGCGCTATGTGCCGCTTTTTATGTGCAGTAACAGTGTCAGCTTGCTTAATCCGTACTATAACACGCTCGGCATCACTGGACGCTTAAACTCTCAAACAAAGTTTTTACGGGGCGACGGCTGGGTGCTTGAACGTAACTTTAACGAGTACGCCGCCAAAGCCCAACAGACATCTGCCTTCAACCGTGCCTTTGCAAAGACCAGCTACACAGACTTTGCCGCCGAAGGTGTATACCTTAACGACAACACAGCCTTTATATCCCGCCCGACTGGTCGAGGTCGTTATGTTGCGACTATCCGCAACAACAACTCTGACTTTGGATTATGGCAGTACGATGCTGACGGCATCTTATACTGCGATCACGCAGTTGATGCAAGCTACCCTGTGCGCATCTCCGCAAGCATCTCCGACCACTGCATCGACCATACGCTTATAGGCGGTGCAGGCATCCTCAAAGATCGCCTTCGCAATTATTTTGTAAACGGGTCATTTAGGTTTAAAGATCTTGACTGCAAACATGCAATTTTGAGATGTCTATCATATAACTAAGTCTATCTTGCATCCTATCTGTGACGGCTCTTGTTGCGGCGTGACCGCACAGCGTAAAACCTGCACGTCCGCAAAATCGGATTTGCTACCGCAGTGCTGTCCGATAGTGCTTTGCTTGATATATAAAATAGCTGGCGAGCCTTTACGACCCGTCAGCTATTGTTATATCTATCTCTTTGGATGAAGCTTAAAGTTAGTATCAAAAAGCACTGTACCGCCTTTAATCTGTTTTGGTAATTTTTTACCAGCTATCTCAAATCCAACCTTGAAGTCTGTCAGCTTTGCCTTACCGCTTGCCAGCTGTGCGTTAAACAACGCTTTAGATTCAGGGGACATCCCTGCGCACTTTATCTGATAAAAGGGAGCGACTGGAACACCGTCACACTTGATAGTATGCTCAATATATGTTTTCGCCCTTACAAAAATTCCTTTATCCCACTCGTTTTCCAGCTTCCAGCAACAAAAATCTACATCGTGTATCCTTATGCCTCTTATCTTATCCGCTGGCAAATTGCAGTGTATGCTGTCCGTATCACCATATATAAATCCTGCTTTGTCAACACCGTAATAATTTTGTTGCGCCGCTCTTATTGTGAAATTACGGGCATAGCTTGTAATTGCCGAGCCTATCGGGATATAAATGACCTTGCGGTCATTTGCAAGCTGGGTTGTAAATTTTAAGATGCCATTATACAGCCGTGCGATCTTAAAGTTGCTGGCAGAGCTTTGTGCTATCTTACCGCATAAATTGTTTAAAAACAGCTTAGCAAGTGCCCGCTCTGCCCCCTTGCTTGCCTTTTTTATCTCGGCATACTTATCAATATACACATCAAATAAACCTTGCTTAGACTGATACACTGCAAAGTCAAGTATTTCAAAATCCACAAGGTCATAATGCTCCCGCATCAGCTGCAAATCCGTGCAGGTAAGCGTTAACTCAACACTCGTCGGCTCGGTCTGTCCGTCAAGTGTTGTTATATATTTACAATACTCCCCGTCTGCGTTTTTTACGTCCGACGTTGTGAGCGCAGTGCGTGCAGGATACCGCCAATTGCCATTAATCATAATAAATGGTAGCTTATCCTTTTTTATGTAAAAGCGGGTACGCACACGCACAAAATAGTAATATTTGGTTATATCCTGATATTTAACTGGGATACTGTTACCTTTAAAAAATCTCGGGCATCCAACAGGGTAATAGTTGCCCGATTGTGAGTGCATCATTGACGAATATAAGCTGTTAACATCTGCGGTAACACCGTCATCAAAAATCTTATTTTGCTTGCCGTCAACAACATAGCACCACCCTCCACGGTACGACTTGCGCACGTACTCGTCGGCAGTTTTTGCGCCGAAGCACTCGTCTATATACTCATCGCTTTGGTCAGGAAAATAAGCATCCCACGTGCGCTTGGGATACTGCTTTTTAAACTCGGCAAGACAGCAACCTCCTATAGTCGTCTTGTCGTGTCCACGCTCCATCATCATCTGAAGTGCCTCAGCCACGACCAAAACATCGTTTGCAATATACTCTCGCTCCGCAGGTGTTATCTCACACCCAGCGTACCTAAACCCTTTATACTCCATCTCAAGTTTTTGATGCTTTGTCTTGAAGTCTTTGCCGATTTTTTTGACAGAGAACGGCAACAGCTTTAAGCTGTCACGGAATCGTATAAAGTGACCGTGATGCTTAAGCGTTATCTCGTACCACTGCCCCATATCAGACACCATATATTTAAAGTAACCATCTGATAAATGCTTATCCTCGCTAAAGCGATAGTCACCGTGTCTGTCCCGCTGAAGAGCCTGACGATAACGCCCCGTCGAGAGCAGATACGACAAAATAAACGTGCCGTCAAACTTTAAGTTGTGGAAATAAATGGTAACGTCGGTTTTATCGATATTGCTCAGAGCCTCGACAGCTTGTAAAAAATCACCTATACTATGATATATAACAACGTCCTCCGTGCCGATTTTCACCAGAGCAGCCGCCCACACCTCTGTCTCTGTCTGTCCGTCATACACAGTAGTCTCAAAGTCACCCATATACATAACGCTTTTACGCTTTTTTGACATACTTAGCCTCCATACTGGGCGATGTCGTCTACACTTACAAGCTCGCCTGTGCGGGCATCGACCCAGCACATCAAGTCCTCATCATACTCAAAAATAATATCGCCAGTGTTTATGTCAACATATACTCGTGCATCGCTGTCATAGGCAAGCTCGCTGTCGCCAACTGTGTGTAACTGCCCGTCGGACACATCGCTATCAAAGTCGGACATCACCTCGGCTATGTCGGAAACATCATAGCTGACTTGTCCGCCTGTCAAAATCTCCGCAAAGCTATACCAGCTTTGCATATAGTCGGCGTTACCGTCTGACGCATACGCAAAGCCCTGTACAGCGTCTATGACAGCCGTGCCAGCATCAGCAAAACGCCATAGAACAGCATCGAGCCCGTCCTTTGCTATCACGCTATCGAGCAAATCCCGTAAGGCTTGCTGATTATCATAGTATATCTCGGGCGAGATGTTAAGCCCCGCCGAGTACGGCTGGTCTAAAATCTTTTTTATCGCCTCATATATCAGAGCACCCTCGTCTGCGACGGGAAAAACATCGCCCGTGCCAATATGCCGTTGCTTTTTAGGGGACTTAGGTGGTCGAGCCGATACGGGCTTTTTACGATAGTCGACCTTTTTTGACTTGGCGACCTTTTGCGTTATCTGCTTGCCTGTGCCTATGTCAATGTTGAAGTTTTTATCAGACATACGACGCAGTGCCTCGGGCGTGATCTTTTTGAGCGCCTCGACTTGCTTGCGTGTTGGCTTTTTGGGTGTGGTCGGCGTGAAGTCGCCAACTATGTTATATCCCTCTTTTGCAAGCTCCTCAAGGCGCTTGCTTATACGGTTGATTTGTTGCTGATACTGCTTTGACAGTGTCTTTTTTCGTGCCATAAATAGCCTCCATAATATATAAATTGAGGAGGAGCTTAACTCCTCCTCTCACGGACTTACTCTGTTACTGCCTCAAGTATAGCGTTGTACACGTCCTCGTCCGCTATGTATGCGTGCGAGTAGTAGTTGCCGTCACTACCCTTGCGAGCAGGCATTGATAAAAACTCACCTTTTTTGCCCTCAATGACACGGATGCCGTAAATCGTCACAAGCTCTGCCTTTGCAATGGACAGCGTCACATCACAGCTTATGCTGTCGTCGCTCCATGTCTTTTTGACTATCTCGATAGTCACGCCTGCTACCTTTGTTGTCAAATTTGTTGTCTTGGGTGTGTTTGACTTTGCCATGTTAAAAATCTCTCCTTCTCCCGCCCCTCTCAGCCGAGCAGGTGGCTGTGTACTTACGCTCACCGCACAGGGATAATGCGGCTTTGGTCTAAAGCTGATATAAACAACGAGCGCAATATTATTTTGCCGTTGCGCACGGTCATATTTTAACCCTTACGGGTTGGGGTGCGGCTGATTAAAAGGTCAACCGCCTAGAACCTTAAAAAATAAACTTTGTTGTTGCGCCTGTTTCGACAGTGATTATTGTGACGTCTTTTGTGTACTCACCCTCGTTAAACATTTCCGCTGTTGCTAACGCAGTTTTAAAATCATCGGCAAATGCCGGAATAACATTGCCGTTATCAAGTTTGCACAGTATTACATATTTCATTTGTTACACCTCCTTTTCCACTATTTCGTCAAACATTCTTTTAGCCATGTCTTTATCGTTGCAATGCTTAACAAACTCTTTAGGATGTAAAATGTTCGCAACTGTCAATTTGTCGTTATTAACATTGTTTACAACTCCTTGTCCAAATTCTGTCACCGTACTCATTTTCGACGTCGTATGGGTGCTTCCAATTATCTCCCTCCTGATACCATATCGTGTATATCATTCCGTCCTTATCGACACCATTAAGACATGCCCAGTCATCTGGGCAACTACATCTTAAATGATTTATGTGACTGCGATATGCGTAATACATCACATTATCTGTAACAATTGTTTTACCGTTGACCGTAAAGGTCATCTTGCCGTCCGTGATTCTTGCTGTCATTGTTGTGTTTTCCATTTTGTTTTCCTCCTAGCCATTGGGCTGTCGTTTCATTGTTTATATTATAACGCACCTGTGTGAAAACTATATGATAGTTTTGTGAATTTTATTTTACATCCATCTCGTCAATGTCAGTCGGGGTATCGTCCGTTATACGCTCAAGTGTGCCGTTCCACAGCAGATTTGCAATGCGGATATATTTTTTACCCCGTGTGTTGGGAATGCGCTCATAAATGCGAACTAAATACACCTCGTCTGTGATGTGATGGCTGGCACTGTCAAATGCGTCAAGAAATGTCTTAGCGTTTATCTTGATATATCTGTCAGGGATTGCTGAGCATGCAAGATGGTCTGTAAATAATATGTACTTCGAAGAACTCATTGTTTTTCCTCCTGCCCTTTGGGCTGTCGTCGTGTTATCTCTCGTTTCATTGTTTATATTATAACGTACCTGTGTGAAAACTATATGATAGTTTTGTGAAAATTATGTGAAATTTATTTTACCTCCTTTTTAAGTCTGTCAAGCACAATTTGACCGTCAACCCCTGTCATTCTCTCAAAGTAATCGGATTTTAAAAACCTTGCAACCTCAGAGCGCATTCGAGGGTACATTCGATAGTCGCTAACCGCTTGATTAATTATTGCAATCAATAATTGCATATAACCTTCGTTTGTTTGTATAACACTTTTTTCATATGGTCTAATTTTAATTACCTCCCTTCAGCCCCCAAAGGGCTGTCGTATTGTTTTTGAGGTGTTCCCTCTCGTTTCATTGTCTTTATTATACTATGTCTTTGTGAAAACTGTGTGATAGTTTTGTGAAAATTAGGTGAAAAATAAAAGCCCCTCATGTGAGGGGCTATGTTCCACATGGAACAGTTTATGCCAGACGGAACAGTTTTACTTCACCGTCCACACCGCTAATTGCAAGATTTGAGTATATTGACATCTGCATGATACCGTTTATATCTGCTAGACTTGATGGGTTAAGATAAAACGTTGCTCTTAAAAAATTGGCAGGCGCACTGCTTAAAAAAGCAGTCATGCTCTCCCCTGCAAACTGTACCTGCACATAATGCGGCATAGTTGACGAGGTATTTACTCCGGCACATACAACAGTTACCTCCGCTCGATAATATGCGTTAAGCTCAAACGTTATCAGCGTACCGTCTGACTGCGGGGCAAATCCAATACAACGATCAGGATTAAATGGTAATACTTTTGTTGTGGCAACGTCACCCCCGCTATATACGGCATGCTGTAATACTAACTTTGCAGGTGTGTTAAGGTCTCCGATAAAGTTAGTGTAAAAAGCTCCGTTAGTCTGTATCGCAGTCGATAAGATCGACGACCAATTAGGCTCTGCCGCTGTACCGCTGTTGATAAGCACATTGTTATCCTTATACAGCATTGTGAACTTTTGGTAATTATCGCTTGCTCTGCCAAGGGTCATAGCTGTGTTGACAGTCGATGAGTAGACTGTGTTACCAGTAACTGTAAGTGTAAACTTCGACGCAGACCCGATTGACGTAAAAGCTCCGATGACACCGTCTGCAAGTGGAGTGTCAGATGATACATGAGGGTTGTAAATTACATTATCTGTAATTGTGATATTGCGTGCGGGTATGTTTGGCGATAAAAACAGCCTTGTGCGGGTCGCCATATTATTTGTTATCCTATTGTTTGATATAACGCAGTTACGCAGGCTGTCCACATTTGCAGATGTCAATACTACACCAAAGATAGTATTCGCTGACCATGTGTTGTTAGTAAAAATATAGTCGTTTGTTGTATAATCGTCTGTACACTGTATCTGCGAGGCTGTTATAGAGCTGTTTTTTATGTCAACATTGCTGACAACTATTGTTGCCCCGTCTTTTGTCACAATGTCGCAGTTGTCAAAACTTACACCGTCCAGCGTTGCGTGCTTTAAGTTGTTTGTGTTGTGCATTATTTTAACATCTCTAAAACTGCTTATAAAATTATTACCATTTACTAATGTTATAACATGCTTTGAGCCCGGATTACTATACACCTTAATAGTTCGGGTTGTCGTGTTAATATCTGACAAATCGACTGTAAAGTCAGCGTCTATCAGTATCGGATTAAAATTGTATTTACAGCAGTTAATCATCTGACTGATGCGTGCTGTCACTGTTGGAGCAGTGGCAATACCAAGTGTTGACGCTGTATACTCGGAGCGCAAAAATGCGACACGATAGTATAAGTCTCCGTCAGCATGCGGTAAAGCGATATGCACTATACCCTCGGCAAAAGCTCCCGGAGGTGTTGTTTGCTCCAAAATCTCCCATACCGTAAAGACGCTATCACCCGCATAGTAGTTTTCGCAAACACAAATTTCTTTGCCTGTAATTTGGGTAAAAGTGGCATTTTTTAAGTCTGCGACAGTATCAAAGTGTTTAAGACCCTGTAAAGACCCTGCTAAGTCGGCTATGATATTATCATAGTGTGTAGTATCGTTAAGCCAAGCATTTACCGCGTCCACCACCATAGTCGGGATTTGTGCTATAGTTTTGTTATACTCCGTGATAAAGGCATTTACCTTGTCAGATATAGCCATTATCTGTGTATCCTGTGTTGCGATTTTGTCGTCCTGCGCCGTAATCCTCCGCTCCTGCTCGGCAAACTCATCACGTATCACATCATTAACAATGTCTTTGTATCGTAAAAAATCTGCGTCGATTTTATCTGTCAGGGCGTCAAACTTTTTGTCAAGCCCTGCTGTGTAGTCCCCAAACGCCTTGTCAATGTCATTTTTGTAACTGTTCCAAGCGTCAAGCAACCCATTTGTGCTATCAATGACTTCGTTTAACTTTGCGCTCGTCTTACATAACACCTCATAGTAACTTAAGCTATCATCATAGACAAGTGGTAAAATTTTGTTGCACCAGCACTTTAACTTATCAATCATTTTGATTACCTCCTTACCATATCTGCATAAACATATTTGATAAATCGTTAATTATCATCATATCTATGTTGATTATCTCATCACTGTACTTTTTTAAAAGCTCGGCATAGTTCGCACTGCCCTCATATCCTGTGACTGTCTCGGTGTGCGCATCTGTGCGACTGTCACTACTGTCATTGACTACTGTACCAGTTTTTGACAGTGTGCTATCGCTGGTCGTGCTGTTTGCGCTGTCATTTTTTACTGTGCCAGTTTTTGTAAGCGTGCGTCTGTCAGTTACAGTGTCTGTGCCAGCGTTGCTTACTGTGCCCGTGTTGCTGACAGTGTTGTTTGACTTTGTGTCATTTTTGTCGTTGCCTGACGTGCTACCCGTACTCGTGCCGATGCTCGCATTTGTCATATACTTGCCAGCTTTGACATCTGTTAAACTGCCCTGCGGCGTGTCACTTGTAAAGCTGTCATTACTGCTGTTGTTGCTTGCACTAGACGTTGTCGTTGACGTTGATGTGTTATCCGTCACAGCTTTAAGCGCATCAGTACGCTTACTGTCAGATTTTGTTACGACGCTACCGCCGTTAGTGTCAGTCAAATTATCTGTCCTTGTATCTGTGCCTGTTGCGGTTGTTGTTGCTGAGGCTGTGTCTGTGAGATTATCCGTCCGAGTGTCTTTGTTTGTCCCTTTGCTCGTACCGTCATACTGTCTTGTCAGGTTTTTATTATACAACGGGTTGATTATCTCCGCAGATGCTTTATACAGACTGTTATACTGTGGCATTATCTCCGTTAGCTTTGTATTTATTGCCAGTTGCCAAAGCCCATAGGTCTCAAACGCTATCTCGTCCATATAGTAGTGACGAAGTATCTTTTTATAGGTCTGCTCTGTGCGCCTCATCATATATGGGAAATGATGTAAAAATCTTATCCCAGCTATCATTAAGCACGGTCTCAACGTCGGTATATCCGACGCTATCACTCAATCCCGCTACCGTCTCGCATATCGTCCTCACTTGTGTCGTATAGTGTGCCATCGTCATTGCCTCCTCGATTGATATTGTTGTTGATGTCAAGCGTGTCAAACTGATACCAGATATCAAGACCAAACATCTCATTTATCTTATCACACGCCAGCTGGCGCATTTTTTCAGGTGAGTTGCGTGTTGCGATTACAGCCCCCTGTGCAGTCATGACCTCATCTCGTATCATGCGCTCACGCTTTGTCGTGTCTGTGTTTGAGATGCCGAGTTGCGTTAAAGCTTCGTTCCAAATATTTTGTTTTAAGGCATATACCTTATCAGCTATATATGGCGCATCTGTCTTAAGTACGGTTATATTATCATCGTTTAAGGATGTTTTACCATATATTACAGGGTGGTTGCCATCGTACTTTTGATACACATTTTCCATGCTCAAAATCTCATTTTTATCACACTTTATGAGGACGGGCGTTTTTTGTGCTTTGACGTTAACGTCGATGATACGGTCATACTCATAAAGACGGTCGGCGTAGTATCGTATCTCCGCTATGTTTGGCATACGCAGGTAATTATTGTAAATAATAACACCGTTATTAACATCAAGCTTTTTGTTATAGCCTGTGTCAGATATTGCAATAAAATCATATGGATTGCCGTATACGTCAAGCTTACCGTTGAGGACGACTGGTAAGCATAAGTATCCGAGCACATCATCCTTGAAAAAGACACATGCGCCTTGTGTTATAAGGGTTTGCTCAAGGTAACGCAAGTCTATGCTTTTTGGCATCTTAGACCAGTGTCCTCGTGACATAGCCATTTCAAAAAGTCTGTAAGTGTAGTTGTTCCACGCCCTTTTATTATCAAAAAGACTTGATTTAAAAGCTGTATCTCTTACTCTCTTAGGCATTTTATCACCTCCTGTTACGGTAAATTGTTGGGGATATTATAATTACCAGTGTTTGACAAAACCTCCCACCAGCACACGCCATTATTTAAGGCTGCTTTAAAAGCTGTCAAAGCCTGTGTCGGCACGCTGTTGTCTGCACTTGTCTTGCTTGTTACACTGGCGTTGCGGGTCTTGCAAAAGTTGTACGCCGAACGACGCTGACTCCCTATAAAGTTAGGCGTTTTGAGTGCATCAACAGCATATCCATACATCGTAAAGTAGTCGTCGTACTGCTTTGCGACTGTGGCATTGACGGTTACTCGATAGGCAATAAAAAAGTTTTGTGCATAAAGCAAATTAAAGTATCCGCTGGCCATACCGCCAAGCGTGGAGGTTTGACTGCGTAAATCTTGTAACATAGCATACTCACTTACTCCGCCCATCACATTATTTGCCAAGCTTGTTATTGCGCCGCTTGGGTTTGTCAATCCTCCTGCCACGCTTGCAATTGATGACACTATGCGTGACATTTGTCCTGCAAGCAGTCGATTTGAGTTATTACCAATATAGTTATTATACTCCGACGATATAAAGCTTGTTGCTGGATAAGTGTCATAAATCAGACTGCTTTGCCAGTCGAGCGCAAAGCCCCTATAATTTTGCGGTGTGCAATATACACTTTGGTCAGGCGATGTGCCACTTGACGACAGTCTAAAAACAGCGTTATTGCTCGTAAAATACTCATATCTATACTCGTTATCGCTACCGCTGCAATTGTGCACCTTAAGATAGCAAAACGGATAAGTGTACAGTTTGTTGTTTTTTGGTAAATAACCGTTAAGTGTGTCTGTCACTGCTGGTTTAGGCACCGTTTGTGGATAAATCGCAGGTGTATTGATTGCAACGTTTCTTGCAAGCCACGGATGTGTCGTATCCCAGTTACCGCCCGTATATGCAAGTCTAGGTATACAGTACATCGCAAGTATGCCATTTTCGCCAGCCACTCGAATGTAATTATTTACCACATCAAAAAAATCTTGCAAGGTGCTAGGCACAACATTGCACACATTATACTCACCCGCCAAGGACGCTCCTGACAAATTACCAACTGCCGCAGTTGTAAAAATGTAGTCTTTTGTCACAGGGTTTAACAAGTCATGCGATGTGACAATTACAGTATAAACACCAGACGTTAAGCCCTCAGCGAGAGACTGATATTTTGAGATAATCTCTTGACCGCTTGAGATTGTCGGCTCGGGGGTAACACTATCCCCGATTGCATCTGTGACACTATGCTCCCGCTCAATATATGACGGCAGTATGTTGATGTCAAAAAAGTAAGTCTGCAACACATCAATACTATATGTTATAAGACTTGTCTCGTTATTAACATACTCAACATCTGTGATAAAGGCGTAAAACATTTTATTGCCAAAGGACGTATTGCGGAATGCCATATAATTACAACCTAAAGCGTTATCCGGTGATATTGCTACTCGGATAGTATTATTAGTATGCCGAATATAGCTTTGATTTGTAAGAGTATAAGCTTTATAAGCTAAAATAGCGGTCTGCTGTGCTGACGCTGATGCAGGACGATAGCTGTAGTGATAGTCACTGTCAAGCGGTACGCCTCGACACAGCCAAAGGTCGCTATTTGGTGCTACATAAGCCATTTATTTACTCCTTTCTATAATTAATGGTGGTGGTATCGTGCCACCACCAATATTATATTAACTTAGGCAACGGTTATTGTTGCACTACCTGACTTAGTTGGGTCAAAGACTGATGTTGCCGTTATTTTTATCTCCGTTGCGCTTGTCGCATCGGATGCGATAGTCACGATACCCGTACTTGATACGGTCGCCTTGTCGCTGTTACTTGTCCAAGTCAGACCGCTCGGGGCAAAGTTTGTTGATGTCACGTTAGCTGACAGCTGGAGCTTTGCGCCTGCTGACAGCGTTGCATTTGCAGGTGATACAGTTACATCTGTGATAGTCGGCGTACCAGTGACAAAAAGTGCGTTGTTGGCAAAAGGCGAGATGGCGTAAATGCGCCAAGCGTGCAGGGTCATATTACGATACAGACCTTCTGGGTTCTCAATCGCCCGCATTTCTGTTAATTTGTCATAAATCTGGAAAAAATCCTTATCGACAAGGACGCAAGGCACACTGTCAAGAGCTTCCATTTCAGTCTGTGAAAATTCGTGATAGTTTTCGTCGCCCTTGAAAAGTTCGTTAAGTCTCTTGATGTCGAGTGAGCCGAAGCTGTCAATCAACTTGATGTGACCGAGGAACTCGACTTTATCCATGTTAAACGCGCTCGCAAGTACCTCAACGTTACGCTTTGCGTTAAACTTTGCTGAAACGATGAGGTACTGGTCATCCTTTAAAGTAAAGTTATTTACACCAACAAGGTTATAGCCAGTCTTCATAAACGTCATGTCATCTGAAACTGTCTGTATAGCTTCGACAATATCGTCCATATTGTCCTTTGTGACAGCGGGTATCTCAAACGGCATCATTAAGCCGTTTATGATGCGGTAGGCGAGCATATACTTAAACGTTAAAAACTCATCCTGCTCCATGGATGTAAACATCGTTGTAACGATTTTTTCGATGAAACTTGATACACCGTTGATGCTTAAAAAGGCGTTTTCGAGATCGTAAGGCTGGACTGTCTGCTTGTAATACTTCTGATAGTTAAGCACATAAAAAGCAGACTTGACATCGGGGAACTCACGCTGGAAAACCGTGATTTCGGCTCTTTCGGGCGAATAGTTTTTTGCGTGTGCAAGGTCAATAAAGATGTCTTCGATAACCTCACCGAAGTTAAGCTTACCTTTCTTAAACACATTCATAGGATTTGTATAGTATTTGTTGGTGACTTTTACCTCGGCAATTCTATTTATCAGAGCGGATAAAAATTCATTCTGAAGCTCAGGAAAATCCATTATTACATTGCCAATGCTCCTGATAGTGTTTGCGTCAGGCGTGGCAATAGGCACATGGTCTCTGTAATTCTGCGATGCACTGTTGCGGATAGCGTTGAGCACGTCAACACTTGAGTTTATTTTTACATCTCTGTGATCTATACTAGGCATAATTATTTATCCTCACTTTCTATATATAAGTCGTCGAGTGTGATTTCTTCTGTTTTTTCTTCATCCTCTGTTGTTTCAACGTCAGACTTATTCTCACCGCCATTCATAAAGCGGTCAATGTACTTCCGGCGCCACTCCGATTCGACAGCCATTAGCTTTTCATCGTAGTCGCCAAGAGCTGCGTAATCGTCGATTGTGTCTGAGATATTCTCGACGAGGGAGATTGTTTGGTCGTCGGAGCGGTCTCCAATATAAGCACGAATTTCTTCCATGATTTCGTCTTTAGTCTTTACCATTATTTTTCCACCTCTACTTTCGTTATAAATGCGTTGGTAAATCCTGCCTTTTTTACTTTTTCTAAAAAGGCTTTGGCGTTGGCTTCGCTGGAGTATGCACCGACTTGTACACGGTATATCGTCTTGGTTTTGTCGTCTGCGGTCATTTTCTTAAGTTTTGCTTTTACCTGCGCTCTAAACCAATCCATACTTTTCCCAAATCGTGCCAACCAGTTCTCGGGGTCGCCGTGCGCAGACGCATAGCCAAGCACACTTGCTTCTTTGTGCGATACTATGCTTTCGGGTTTTAAACCAAGCTTGTTGCAAAGGTATGCACAGTATTCTATTGCTTCGTTAAAAGCATTTGTAAAGTATACCTTATCTGTTAAGCCATCTTCGCAAATCTCAAATTGAATGTGTGCCGTGGGCGAGTAATTAAAACTGCCCTTACTTCCTGAGCCACAGCCCCAGCAGGCGTAATCATATGGCAACGTCTGGTAAGTCTCGACATTGCCCTTGTCATTCTTGCCGATGAAGGCGTGCATGCAAATGTCATTATAAACACCGTTGATGTACTCCTGGTTAAAGTGGTTGTTGTACACGTTTTTGCCAAGGTCGGCAAGTATCTCTTTAAAGTCGGCGTTTGCTGTTGTCGGCTGGACATATCTACGAAGCATCTCATTGTCACATCCTGTACTGTGGACGACAATTCCCACAGGCTTGATGTTCTTGTGCGCACGGTATGCTCCGTTTGCTGTAAAGATGCACTGTTTAATCGTCATTGTTGGTACCTCCGAGTTTGTCAATTATGTGATTCAGGGCAATTGTGTTGTTGTTAATAGCCTCGTTAAGTTTGCCCACCTCTGCTTTATGGGATTCGTTAAGTTTGTTGTTCTGCCAAAACATGGCAATACAGCACGCTATCGGAAAACCGAGTGAGCTTACTATCTGCACGATTGCATTTGTGTCCATGTGGTCACCTCGTTTCTAATTATTTCTTATTCACAGTATAGCACATATTCAGTTTTTAGTCAATAGCTTTGGTTGTATAGTATTTTGATTGTTCTATGCGGAACGGCGATATACTGTGTTATGTATAGTATGAGACTGGTAAGGTGTCGGTTGAGTTAGGGGGGAACTAACTATTGACCCAATTCCCTATCAACATGTA